GAATACCTCAACGGTGAATCTGCCAAGTGGAGAAGGGCTTTTAATATTGCCAAGTCTCCTTACTCTTTCCTACGCATGATGGGGCTATCTCCACAGATGGCTATCGGATTACTGGTAGCAGGTTCAACAGCAACGACAGCCGTCACGGTGAACGAGGTCACTCAGGGCAGGTCATTTGCTAATGGTGACTCAGGTGTATACGCAGCACCTCTTGATGCTCCCACTTTCTTTGATGATAAGGACAACACGTTACAGATTAACCTAGGTGCTATACCTGTTAGAGAAATAACAATTGAGAACGTATCAGTAGGTACAGTTTATACAGGTGATGCAGCAGGAAGTGAAGCATCAGTACTACCATCAGGAAAGGCAGAAGTAATACTTATAAGTGGTAACCCTGCTGTAGTTGACCCTGCTTTTACAGCAACGAGAATTGAAATTGGGAAATTTATTTTTGAGAAGTCGAGATGTAAGTCACTTGATGTCTCAGACTCTGACATACACACAATCATAATTGAGCATAACGCCTCTGACGGACAGTCAATTATTCAAACTTCTGGCGTTGCTAGGAACAGAGCCATTGGAGGTGGACACCATCAGGCTGAAGCTATGGTTACTTCAGGAGGTCAGTATGACCGCATATGGATTGATGCCCCATCCTCTGGAGTCAATGGCAAGGTAGGTACACTTACCCTATCAAATGTTTTTACCAAGGGCGGAACATGTACCTTTAAGAACCTTGACATTGGAACCCTGACAATTCGACAAAATGAAGTTGGTCACGACTCAGACCTAGCCACTAAAGAGTTTCAAATAACCAACACAGTAACCGGGGCTAACTGGACAGTTACAGATAACGTAGAGATTACAATGTCTGAACCTGCTGTACAACTAGGTAACCCATAAAGTGACAGAGAAATGTGAGACCTGTTCTTGGATTGAGAAACAGTATCGCAACCTTCCAAAAGATACAGAAGACTTATCACTTAACCTCACACGTAGAAACCACACACTTCTCTTTCACTACGGTGAAGTGAACAGGGTACCTGCAGACAATGCCGAAACAAACTCGTAAGTCTTGGAAACCCCCTGAGGGTTTCTATATAGTTGTAGGTAATGAAAAGAAATTTATTGCACGGGGTGACAAATGCCAAAAAGATGGTGGGAAATAATACACGTAAGACCTCAGGTCTTAACAGCTATTCTCGTTTTGGGAATCATAGCTATACTGGGTATATTCAATAACATGAACGAGATATCAGGCGTGTGTGCAGCTGGTATCATAGCCCTCAGTAAGGACGTTATAACGTCTGACTCTTCCTGACCCTGTAGAAAACGCTGGCACCCAGTGCAATCAGTGTACTGATACCCAATAAAGTTAGTTTAATTTTCATGGTGTCTCCGTTATGTTTACAGGTTCGGTTCATCGAAATCGTCCCACGTTAAATATGGTTCTATATGTCTTCTAAACTGTTGGTTGTTAAATTGGCTACCTATAGGGAAACTAATAAATGCAACAAGGTTTTGAATTACCCTCTTCGCAATTAATAAATCTCTTTCCGATAATTTGGGCAACGATATCACAGCACTATCATAAGAACGGTATTGCTCCGTTTGAAACCAAGTGTCGTGAAGTCTTCTAACTGTGGAAATAATTTGTGAATATTCTTCTTTAGTCATGCAAGTTCCTTAATATCTATTATAGTTTCATTTTTTATTATCTCGTCACCCCATTCGTAATATAGGCTATAAGATATATACTTAGCTGAGTCATCGACTAGGACCCCAGTTTTTACAAGCCCGTCTATACTTCCTTTCATCGCTGCAAAAAGATTATCTGCATCTCTGGTACGTTTATCCTTGGAACGCCACGTTATGGTGATGTGGGCACGTTCTATTGGGGTGTCAGGTCTACCCTGTTCCAGTACATAAGCAATCATTTCTTCATGTTGCTCACTTCGTACCTCGTTACGCTTATAGCGATATGTGTTGCTATTCGGGTTAGCCTCACGGGGTGGTAGGTCTGGTAATACTATTCGCATCCACCACACTTAACTGGTGACCCGTCAGGACAGGCTCCATCATCGTAGATACAACCTTCATAGTCGTATAGATTACGGAGTAGTCTTTCCATTTCGCTCCACTTGTGGAGTAGCTGGGTCATCTTACGTTCCAGTTTAGTCTTTTGGTTTATGGGATTGTCGTTAGCATCCCAGAGGTGGGGGTCTACCGCCAAGAACCAGTCAATACCTTTGCGTAACCTGTCTCTGAGAGACTGAACCTCTTTGTCTATGTGGTTATACGCAGTGTTAAGAGCGTCTATAACTTCCTGTTTGTTGTCTATAATCTTCTGTACTAATTCAGACTCAGACTCAGGTCCTCGTATCTTCAGGGCACCCTTTTCCGAGGTGAGTGTAAGTCCTGCATCGTATGCTGTTTCCAGCAGTTTAACTATCTGGTCACTTACGTTGTCCATTCTTTTTGCTCCTGTGCTAATCCAACGGTACTATCGTTTATATCTAGCTTGAGTAAATTAGAATTTTGTACAGCCAGTTCAATGGCATCTGATGCGACATCGTTATCTTTAATACTAGACACCCTTTTTCTAAGGTCTTCTAGTTCCATAGTCCCGTGTGCTTTTATTAATTGGTGGCAGATAGTGGTTAAAGTTTCTCCCCGTAGTAAGTTGCCACTCTCATCACCTAAACCTAACGTGTCGAATTTTACTACATCTAGTTGTTTTTCGTAATCATCCTCCAAGCTGTTGTATTTATCTACCATATCAAAGTTAATCGTAAACCCCCTAGGACCTATGGTCCCAAAGTCGTTTGCCTTCCTGTGGTGCATGACAACTTTCAATTCACCTGTGTCACTTTCCTGCATCTTGGTAACCTCAAACATCTGACGGGCACGAGCCTGTTTAAAGGAAGAACCGTATATCTGGTACTTACCCGTGGTGTCTCCTGCCTTGTTAGCGTGGTCTATCGAGACACTGGTTACTTCCAGTATGCGGAGTGCATCAAAGTATTCCTCTACAGCATCAGGGTCACTGCTCTTGCCACCGAGTGCAGGGTTAACGCTGTCTATTACCACGTAGGTTATGTCGTTATCGACAACCACTCTCGATATAGCCTCTATGCTATTAGCCAGAGTACCTGCCATTCTCTTGTACCAGATACCAGAGGTTTCAGGGTTGCCTACACCAAGCCCTTTCTGCAGGGCGAACAGCCTCTGTTTAAATACGTTCTGTTCTTCTTCCCAGTCCAGATACAGGACGTTTCCTTTCGGTGCCCGTAGACCCAAGGCACTCATGCCACGGTCAACGAGTACGGACGTAAGCAAAGCTAGGTAGGATTTACCGGAACCTCCGGGTGCCCATACCAGATTGGCTACACCCTTGGTGAAGAACGGGTAGAGTGCATAACTGCGTGGGTCATGCACATCAAGTTCAGTCATCTGTTCAGCCGGTATACCCTCTCTGTGTTTATCCATGATTGCACTAAAGGCATCGTTGATAATGTTGCCCCACATAATATAGGGATAATCCATAGTGGCTTCAGCCAGTGTACCTATCAGAGTTTTCTTTACGTTGGGGTTTAACATGTCTGCGTTACTACGACTAAGCTCTACCTCTCTGTAGGTATTGTTCATAGACAGTTCAGCTTCTACTGTCAGTTCAGTTGTAAACTTCTCTCCTCCATCACGTAACCTTTCCGCTCTCAGGGATACCCGTTGGCTGGGGAACTTAACATCTATGATTGTTCCCCTCTTTGTTATCTCTAAATCAGTCATACTTATACCTTCTCCTACTGGTACTACTGTTGGGAGCAGGTTGCGGTGGGGCACTCTGCTCTGTAATTTCTTCTAGGAAACGAATCAAGTCCCGTGTCTTAACAAACACACGGTTAGATTCTTCCATTGCCTTATCCAGAATGAGAAGAGTTTTTTTGTGTTCCTCACGCTCAACCTGATACGCTACTTTCCAATCGACTTCATCCATACTCACCTCCAAAGTGAGAGCAGTTTCCCGTCTTGCTCAGGACATTGGCTACACCTGCTGTAACTTCAACCGTTAAAGTTCACAGGAGTATCGGAGTAAAAGGAGAGCCTGATAGGTATACGTAACTTATTCTTTCTAAGCTACACCCCCCAGAACACAGGCATTCATTATTGAGTACAACCAGTACTGTCTGGGTTACATGAACGGTTTATTCTCCTCGTAGCCGTAGGTTTCTTTTTCTAAATTCTCTGTTTACTGAAAGAATTCTGTGTCTTTCCGCACAGTTTAACTTGTCTCTTACCCTACGGAAGATAGCAATATATATATCTGCTTCGTGCTTTTCTTCCCTGAGTTGTTGGTCACTTAGCTTCTCAGGTTTATCCTTGTATACAAAATGAAACCTTCCGTCACCTTTAGCCACGTTTACTTGACCACTTAGAACGACCTGCTTGCCACTGCCGTAGCTTACAGACGTAAAGAAATACCTGTTGTTGGCTGAACGTATGTCTAACTTCTCTGACTTTTATGTCTGTCCCCTCCTCCTTGGGTAGGTACAACGCAATCGCCCTTACATTGGACGCTGCTGACGCATCAAGGAATTTACCTATACCGCAATACGACAGTGCCAGTGAGTATGCAGATAACTGCAGTGCGTGATTCATGTGTTGTTTACCAGTCTTGTAGTCCACAATAACTGGAACCCCATCATCATCTATTGCTATCAGGTCTACCTTACCGGCAAACGAGATTGGTGCGTTGCTACTGGACTCGTCATGGTAATACAAACCCTGTTCAGATGCTATGGGGTGCAAGCCTGAGTTTTCCATCCATTCATACCAAGCGTCTATCGCTGGTTGGTGTTCCTCCTCTACAACAATACGTATACCCATCTGGTCAGAGTTATATATACTTTCCAGTATGGCGTGAACTCTTATTCCAAAACTGGCAGACTCTTCCATCTTAACCGTAGACATTCCTGATGCTTCCATCAGTATGTCTTCGTACTCTTCAACTGTAGTACCACCTTGTAACCTAGGGTACTGTGTCTTCATATGCTCTATAGCCTGTATTAACGGTAGCCGTGTATAGAAACCATCACCTTTATGTATAACGCTGTCTATCAAGCCCGTGACCCTAGGCAAAACGAACGGATGCCCGTCACCTTTCCCGTCTACTATCTCTTCAGGTACTCGCTCGTCACCTTTAACGATGTAACCAGTACCTTCTTCGTTAAGCAGTACGTTAACTGATTGACTCCAGTTATCGAACCGCTCCTTTACTGCCTCAATTTCTTTACTATCAACCAATTTTTTCCTCTCTTTTTCTAGTGACCCCGAACCCTTTGTTGACTCCAAGCCAGTGCCCACTGCACTGTCTGGAACAGAAGTTTAGACTGGGGTTTTGAACGTGTTTCTTATTTTGTTTCCATGAAGCTATCTCTTGGGGGGTAGACTTCACAGTTTTCTTACCGCAACCAGAACAGAAGAAGACTACAGGTTTAGCCTTAGCACATTCACGACACATTTTAGAACTGTTCCTGTATGCCGTTTTACTTCCGCTCTTTTCTTTACCGCACTCTATGCAGTACGCTTGAAAGCGACCTCCACGCTGTATCCTTTCGATAGGTTCTATGTCTGGATTCCTGTTAGCCTCCGCAATTATTTGTCTGACACGCTCTCGTGTTAAACCAATTGCGTCACCGATAATCTGCAGGGTTGCGTAGGGATTCCTGTCTACTATGTGCTTGATAGCTACATAGTTTTTCCATGTTGTTTTACTGAGTTTTTTTTGTTGGGTATAAAAAACCATACCCCCTCCTGCTAATTGCATTTGCTCCACCCACAGTCAATGCAGGTAAAACATCTGCCTTCAAATATAATATTTTTTCCTTCACATACAG